TCCCGCATCAAAAGTTGTCTTATGGGTCTTTTGTGCTTTAAACCGACTACGGGGTATATCCGCCTTCGGAATCATTGCAAACTGATGAACATCTACCGAGCGATTACGAAACATACTATCTCCTTAAGAATTACTTAATTTTTACATCCTTACCACGAACAATAACACTAGGGTTATCCCTAATATCGTACTTACCAGTTGAATCATCAAAAACACCTAACTCATATAAGTCAAAATCATCAGGATGATTAAACAACTGGTTATCCTTATCTTCACGATTTACTTCATCAGTAAACGATCTAATAGCAACTCCCAATGATTGCAAATACATTGGTCGTCCAAACGCCTCAGCTGCTGTATCTCTAACACTAACAATTACTGAAATCATAACTACTCCTTAAATTAACTCACGTTTTAATAACTTCAACCGAGCTTTAATTATTTGCTCTTTTACCAATAACCTAGCATCGGTATTGTCTTCAAAGTTCGCTTTACCTAAATCTATACGCTTTTGCTGAACTTCTTCCCATTCAAATGGAGATTCCTTTGAATATTTCAAGTCATAATACTTAGGAGGTCTAACTTTCTTTCCATTAATAACAACATAATCATGAGGATAAACATCACTACGAAATCTTTTATACCATTCATAACCAATACCCGGTTTTAATGACATCTTATTAAACTCGGGCTTTTTCTCTAAAATCTCACCTGTCTCCATGTCTGTAAACTTATAATGCATATCATGCTTACCTTGACCAGTAATCTTTTTCATAATATATCTGGCAACATAAGCGGCAGACTCAAAATTTACGTCTCCAACAGACGAATAGCCAAACTTCCATAGTTTTTCAAGCTCGTCGGATCTATAAAGCTTACTACCAGAGCCTGTGGTTTTGAAGTACTTTCTATCTGAAAAATCAAACCCGAAAATACAGGCGTGGAAGTGAGGTCTATCAAACTTCTCACCATACTCTCCGCACATGTAAAATCTAATGTTAGCACCAAATTTCTTCCTAAACTTTTTCATAAAAAGTTGAAAATCACGATAATCTAACGACCTATTTCTAGGTAAATGTTCATCGTTATACGTTAACGTGATAAAACAATTCTTTTCATGAGACTTCGCTTCATGCAAACATCGCATAGCCCATTGACGGCTACGCTCTAACCGACACCCAACACATTGACCGCAAGGCAGTGATAACGTTCGACTAATGTCGAAATACCGCCTTTCGCTAAAAACAACCTGACCATCAACTGTTTGATATGCCGCTATCGGGTGATAGCATGGCAATTACAACCTCCAGCCACCACGCATTGGGTTCATACGCATATTTGGGGCTTTTGTACGGCGTACATTGTGCTTAAAATGCCGTGCCGACATTTTCTTATTTACAGGTTTTCTACGTAGCATAACTTCTCCTTGTGGTCTTTGGTGTCACCTAGCACAGTTACATCAAGTAAGTCACTGTGCTTCGGCGGGTTTCACCTCGCCGACCGGTGTTTCTACTGGTGTAGAAATGGGCATTTCAGCAACTAAACCAAGTTTAATTGCTTCTTCACGATTTTCTTCTTTATCAAGAAAATCTATTAACTTAGCGGGATCGTTATCGAAACGAGCCCGCATCTGGGCTGGCAAATCCATGAACTCATCTTGCGCAGCCAAAACGGCGTTAACCGCCGAATGATAATCCAATACCCCTGTAAAATCCCCATATTGGGGACTTATTGTTTGTCCTGGTAACTCGCCAGTCAAACCAAACTGACGGACAATATAATTAATGTCCGATTCATCTTTAAAATTCTGTTGAGCCAAACTCGGGTCTGAACAAGCCAGACCAGTCTCATCAGAAACTTTATCAACATCGTAATTATACGGTGTCCTTAAAAATGGCAATTTACGTTCTTTCATACTCATAGACCTAGTTTCGCCCCAACAAAGTTGGTGCGATTAATGTTTTAACTTCTTACCAAATTCTTCAATATTCTTCAAATACGGATTATTTTGAGGGGCAGAATTCATACCCTTCTCTAAAATCCGTTTCAAATCTCTATACCAATAAGGATCGCTACTTGGTGCGATACCTTTTTCAGTCAATGCACCTAATGCTTGTTGCTGCCTTGCTTGCGCTGCGCTAGCTAACGCATTATTTAACTGCATCTTAATTAACGCATCAACCTGATCACCATACTTTTGATAACCGGGCATTTTACTTAACTCAACTAAATTATTAGTATTAGTTAAGTCAGCCTGTGCCAAAGTATTAGTCTCTTGAGCTCTTATTAGCTTAGCTTGTGATTCTAATTGATAGTTTTGCGAAGCACTAGCAGTTGCTTGCCCTAATACATTCTGTACCGGGGCCATAGCACCGCTAGGACTACTCGCACCTCCCAATTTAGCGCTAAGCATTGGATTTAAGCCTGCTGCCATTAAATCCTTAACTTCACGCTGATGAGCAGTACTGCTCATACGCTCTTGAAACTCCATCTGTTGTTTAGCTTGCTCAGCAGACGCTTTATTAGTCTGCTCTGCGCCAATATATGAACCAACAGCACCAATAGCAGATGGAACCAACGAACTCCATGAAAATGGATTCGCGATAGCATCCGCCTTAGAAACTAAGTTCGGAATAACTGACGCAGCACTTTGTACAGCACTGCTAATACCATCAAATAGTCCCATTAGAAATGATCGATCAATCCGGGAACACTATACATTGGCATTGGTCGTGCCATCGTAATATCAAAAAATGAGTCAAATAGGAACTGCTGACCATTGGCAGCAGCGCCCACAGCTACCACACGTGAAACTGGTGGATTCTCCTGAATAAACGAATTATTCAGTGTAGGCAACGATGTAAACTTCTGAGCCAAATGCCAAGCATCTAACGTACCGGAGGTAGTACTTCTAAACAATCCTGTAATTTGCGATGGCTTGTAACGATACTCAGCCCAACGTTCCTGATAACCAAATACATCATTATCAGTCGATGCGCCAGTCGCATAAATCTCTTTATTCAACACTGCTTGCTCACCTAATGTGGCAAATGCTGGAAAATAAAAATCATAACGTGTCGAACGACTCCACATACGTGGTAAGCCTTGCTGATATGTTAAATCAGCACGTACCGACACTAAACCAATAATAACGCCATGTTCTACAAAGCTTTGCGTAAAGCCATGACCACTTGCGAGTGACGTGCCCATAGCCGCAAGATTACCCAAAACTGTAGAACCTCCAGAAAGATTGGTCGCACTTGTCTGGGCAATAGGATTGATATTAACAACAGTGGAACCGCCACCGAGATACTCAGGACGCTGCAAACGAGCGTCTGGACTAATAACTCCAAAATGAGAGCGAATAATTTCAGTATAACGTGTACCTCCACGTGCGTCCCTTTCTAATAGCTTCTGAATCTGAAAAGATTGGCGTAACTGATTAATTGTTGCAGCTGTTGCAGCAGACAAATCAGCATACAAAGTAAAATTACCAGTTGGCTGACCCGGTGGTTCTAACCGAGAATAATATTGACCGCCACCGGTCGTTGTATTCCAACCACCATAGCCATTAATAGCACTTACTGACGAAGATGCTAAAACAGGCGCACTCGTACCTAAAGGTAACGAAACGCTAGAACCTTTCTGTGGCCAAGGCAATGCACTCGTAAAATAATCATGTCGTTTACCACGACGATGCAAAGCATAATCAGTATATGTATCTGGACCGTCACCTTTGTGTACGGTCACAGAATTTTGCATATTCTGATCTCTAAACCACTCGTTATAAATTAAATTATATGCACGTGGCCAAAAGGCACAAACACTAACCGTATTTCCAGCGCCTACCTGTCCAACAGTAGGCAAACCCATATAATCATACAAACCGCCAGTTGGAAAACCACCTGTCGGACTTACAATCTGTGGCACAGTATATGAAATAGAATCGCCCGGATCTTCTTGCTCTCCCATAAACTTTTGCCAATTGTTCCAAATCAAACGATTTGGTACAAAAAAGAAAAAACTATCCAAATGCATGTTATCCATGATTGGATATAACGGCGTAGCTAAACGAGCAAACGCCGTCATCTTTAAATTAAACGTATCGCCGGGTAGTACTTCATCAACATAAATTGGAATTAAATATCCAGCATCAAAAGTTGTCTTGTGAGTCTTTTGTGCTTTAAACCGACTGCGGGGAATATCCGCCTTCGGAATCATAGCAAATTGATGAACATCTACCGAGCGATTAC